CAGCAAGATCTCCAATCGTTGAGGACCGAATGTCAACAACTATCGATCCATCCGAATCAATATATTGTGTGGTTGTCAGCGCTTCGGTTGAGAATGTGTTTCCTGGGATAGCTCCAATCTCTTTCCTAGGTGTTAGGTTATAATCTTTTGGTCTTGGGTTATGGACTTCAATTACATCCCAACCGTCGCTAGTTCCATCGCTGTTGTTGGTGTATCCATTGGACGATCTTGTATACGGAGACGCTATTTCTTCGGCTTCGACTACGACGTCGAAATCTCTATACGGACCGTTCGCTAGGCTAGAGTTAAGAGCAAAAGTAAAAGCTAGGTTATCGTCAGTCGTCGTAAAGAAACCCATCGCCGTAGCAGTCGAATAATCTGTAGTTCCCTCGGGAAATACTGAAACTCTAAATCTCGTTCCGTCTGGCATTTCGTCATTAGTCAAAAAAGACTTGTTCCAAATGACGTAAAAGTTTTTGGAGTCGACCTTGCTGAATAGAGCTTTAGTGTGAGAGAGGCCGACGTTTAACTCCTGTTGCGCATTATCTGGGCTACCAGTCGTAGTTCTTAAGCCGAAGATTTTTATGTCTTTTACGGGGAAGTGTTGGGTGACACACCTTTCGTCTTTTTTATACGTGGCAGATGTTATTCCAGTTTGGTTAGTTGCGTACACTCTTATTACATATATTTTTTTATTTGTGCCTGGAATATAATTAAATACGGCTGTTAAGTAGCCATTGGAATCTAACGCAAAACCCCCGCCCGATTGAATATTTGGATATAGAATGCCGACTTCGAATTCTTCTTTGGGCACGCCGTTTACTAGGTCGCTAGCAGCGAAATCATAAGCACTTAGGTCGGCGCTGTCATCACACGTCGATGTGTTGTCAATGCTCTTGACATAAATCCTGTATCCCATTGTCGTGCCAATGTCTGTTGGCGGATTGACTTTAATTGTTATTTGCTGCGTCCCGAGCGTGTCTGGAACGCCTCCTATTGTTGCTAGTATGGTTTCTGGACCTGGTGGGGCGGCAACGGTAGAGGTGCCTCCTGGGGCAGATGGAATGCGAATGCCCCTTTCAATAAAATCATATTTATTTTCATTATACAGTAGCGCCTCTATGGAGTATGTGAAGGTGTCTTTTTCAGCAATAGAAGTTACGGAGTATAGGTTGTTGGACCTGTCGCTTGTTGTGTTTTTGATTACGCTGTAAGAGGTCTCTGGCGGCATGTTGATATTGGACGAGCCGTCTGGGTTTATATAAAAATTACCAGGGATTCTGGTCCCGTAGATTTTCCCGCTTAGCCCCGTACCTATCAGGTCTTTAGTTGCGTTGTTTGAGTCAAATGATATTCCGCTTACGTGGTTTGAATAGAGGCCTGTGGCTTCTACTGACGTTGTTATATTGGTCAGAGATGTGTCATAAAAATAAGTGGGCGTGTTGAGTGTCAAAAAGTAATTGGTGGACGCGGTTAGCGGAAGATCCCTGTCTAGGGTTATATATCCAGGGTTTGTAGTTGTGTCCGAATCTTTTATTCTGCCCTCATAGACTTCTGTAGACCTGTGCTGGTCCGAAACTCTGACAACGTCCCCTGGCCTTAGCAACAGGGCCTCTGGTCCAGCTTCGAACTGAACCATTTCTGACTGTGTGTTTTCCGTGGATAATATCCACCTGCCCATTCTAACGGCTTGGGATTTGCTTGTGCAACCGAACGCGCTTACTTCTCTTTCGTTTATGCCATATTTTCTTATGCTATCGACATCTTCTACGTATTCTAGGGACGGTTTATAAAAGTTGGTTTTATCATTGTATCTTACAACCGCTACTGTGGGTAGAGTCTGGAGCGCGTTTGTTGTATAAGTAAAGTTGCCGTCTTTGACGTTCGAGTTAGTAAATAGATATATAGGATCTTTGGGCTTATCGATAGTGACGCTTAGGCTGTTGAAACTATAGAAAAGTATAGACCTAAAGATGCTGGCGAAATCTTTTAATACTTTAAACGCGTCTTCTCTTGTGTTGATTAAAACGTTACAGGTGAATCTCGGCTCTAGCCCCCCTTCTCCGTCTTGGACCATTGTATCACAATACTTGGAAATTTCCCACAGGCTCCACCTGTCTATTACGAGGTGTCTTGCGAACCTGCCCAGTCCGTATCTTTTATTCGTCATTAGGTCGTAGAATATCCAAGCTGGGTTGTCCGTCCATTGCTTTTCTGTCCCCAATTTTTCTCCTTGAAGCTCTCCGTTCCAGCTCGCGGAATGCCGTCTGTTTTTTGTGTTGTACGCTGTGGGCACTTTAACTTTTTGTAATCTGGTGTCATACGATCTTGCTGGGATTGATGAAAAATATTCAGCATTAAAATTCAAAGCCACAAGCGCGGCGTTTGGGTAAGAAAAAGAAGAGTTGTCTATCTCTACTATGCTGTCAATATAGGTTTGATTATTTGCGTAGCTATGCATCGGGTCAAAGGTTGATCTAACCACCCCTATGTCCCAGCCTATGAGTCCGCTAACCCCGCTGGCGTTCTGGTCTAACTCTATGTCTATTGTTTTCTTAAAAATTGTTGGCGACGTAACTAGTCCCTGTATGCTTTCTAAGCCGCCGTTTTTCCATGCTGCGCCTGCGTTAGGGCCCTCATAAACGGGTCTATAAAGAAATTGTAGAATGACTGTAGTGCCAAGGGGAATTTGCAGTACCTCCATTCTGACCACTTCGCCGTGTTGGTCTGTGGCAAAAGCTTTTTGGATGTTTACGCCATCCTCTTTTACTTGGCGTGTGACAGTTTTTGTGTTTACCCTATAGTAAGAAAGATTGGGTATCTTAATGTTTATGTTTACTTTGTCAAGGTCTTTGTTTAAAATTCTGTATGACTTGGGGAGATAGTAGAATGTTCCTACTCCGCTATCTGGGCCTCTTAGTCTTTCGTTGATTGTCCGTATTTTTTGAGATTTTCTTTCGGTAGACTCATCGACGCCAATACTTAGGAATCCAGAATCGTGGGTTTCCCAGAGTAATCTGTTCGGGTCAAGGTCAGCGTCCCCAGACTCTGGTAGCAAACCAACTGAATTGCCCTCAAAATACCCTCCCTCAAATTCTTGAAAATTAAACTGCCCGTTAGAGGTAACTACTGGGTTTTCATTTAAGTAAACAGACCTTAAAAAAGAAGTGCTTATGTCGTCTACGAACGGTGTGAAGATATACCCAGAGTACCCGACTTCCCCTTCTACTTGGCCAGTGGGTTGATATTCTCCGCTTACGATACCTTCAATTTCGCCCTCTGAAATCAGATCTAAGATCTTAATATGATTTCTAACGGTAAAGTATTTACCGTTTATTTTTAGCCCGTAGTCTTCTGGGGCGTCTTCTGTCGCTAGGTCTATATCTTCGTCATAGGTTGCAAAATATCCGATATTTTTCTTGGGTAGGGCGCCAAAAAATAAGCTTTGCTTGGCTTCCGCCTCGGGGATGCCGTCGCTTGAGCTTGATGTAATTGATGAAGGCATTGTTTTTTAATTTATTAATTTAATTATGTCTCTTGTGCCCACCTCATCTACGTCTGTATATGTTATGTCATAGGTGCTTGAAACTACCATGCTTCCGCATAGCATTCTTCCGTATCCAATCGGCACTGGGCTTCCCTCGTTTACTACGTTTACTGGGCCTTGGAACAAATATGAGTTTGCTAATTGATCTGGTTCTAGTGATATTTGTTCTGACGTTGGCATGTCTGGGGGGCTTGCCAGTAAATTGGAAATACCAGCGGTTATTAAGTTCATCATGGCCATCGCTGACATCGGGCTCGTCGCAAAACCCAGCCCAAAAACTCCAAGGCCTACCAAGATCCAATCCCAGCTCCCCGCCCCCTCTAAAACTGGAACTATTTCTATGGTGTCTAAATCTTCTCTTTTCAGATTTAATTCATTTAATTCTAAATTTTTTGTAAATGGCATTTCCTCTCCGTTTACGAAAACTTTATATTTGGACATGGCGTCTTGTGGACTTAGACAAAATTTTCTTATTTTGTCTTCCGACATCACATTTATCGCGTGCAGAGCTTCTGGAAAGCTGGTCACAGAAACCTCCCATTCTTTTTGGCCGACAGCTTCCCCCAGTCTTCCATGTAAATTAACTTTTACTAGTGATTCTCTCATGGCTCATATATAAAAAATTCGTTTCCTTTTAGGAAATACATTATTATCGGTAATCCGTGAGATCTGCTGGATATTCTATCCGCCCCAGAAAAGTCATCGTTATCATCTGGGTGAGAATGATAGTACGCTTTTATTTCGCCCAGCTCAGAGGCCTTAAGATATGATTCGGCGTCTATTTCAAAATTTTTATTTTTTTGGTCAGAGATATTTTTACACCTGTATGGGGATTGTTTTTTTTCATCGTTTTCTATAATAAGACCACAACACTCGTTTGGGTACTCTTCCAGCGAGTGTTTTTTTATATATTTTTTTATATTTTTATTTAGTTTTATCATACGTTTTTGTTATTCTGTTTTGTTCCCAGAGACGGAAAACCCCCGAACCTAAGGAAGCCTTCGGCAAATTTAGCATGGTCAGTTCCAGACCAAGAAGCTCCCCCCGAAGAGGCCCACCTTAGCTTACACCCGTCGATGCTCTTAGAGCACCTATCTGACACCCAGTATGTACTGTCTGGAGGAAGCGCTCCTGCTGGAACGTGGAAACCTGGGGACGGTCCCACGTTTGCGTCATCGCCCCCTTTTGAAACGAAATAGTATTTTATGCCGTCTTTTTTTATAAAGACCACCTGTCCTCTTTCATAGGTCGAGGTCTTATCGTATGCTGACGGGGTATTTGTTATAACGTAGCCAGGCAGGGTAAAGGAGGGGAAAACCAGCTCAGGGACTTCGTCGACCATAAGTATATCCGCTTCCGTTGCTATAGCAGGGGCTGAGGTAGGCATTCTGGCCTGGGCGTCCTGTTCGAAAGTGTCTTTTTGTTCTGTTTCGTCTGCGCTTCCTGACGCAGCTTTATATTCATAGCAGCACCCTTCCCCTCTGTAAAAAAATGGGCATCTTGAGGCAAGGCAAAGCCGCCCTGGGAGTTTAAAACTTTCTATATCGATTACGGAAGATAATTCAAATTGAATTGTCTCCTTGTCTTCTATCGTTTTTCTTTGTACGTAATATATTTCTCTAGAGAGCTCTGGGGGTCTTCTTATGGCGTTATTCCAGCCATCAAAATCTTCGGGGAAACTAGATTCCTCTACGTTTGAGTGATGGAGAAATTTGAAGTGAGTTCTTATTCTGGTCACCTTTGCATTGATTAGGTTGTTGAGTTGTAAGATAGCTGTTTTTAAATTACTAAATGGCGTGGCCGCTGGATATTCTTTGTGCGCTTCGTTTATCGCTGGGATAGAAGCGAGCGTAAGTAGCGGCCTTGGCACATCTCCCTGCGCGCTCGTTTCGAATCCCTCTGTCATTATCGGAATAGAGTAATAGATGTTTGCGTTGCCAGCCTCGGTTCCCGCGCCGAACAGTATAGACCTTCCCCTAAAGGGTTGCATGTTGTGAAATCTTAAAATACTCGGTACCATGCCAAAGTTGATATCCAGCTTAAAGTTTTCGAGAATATCTGTTACGTCTATTTCGTATAGTATAACTATAGAGCTCGGTTCAAGCAGAGAAATTTCTTTACTAACGGCCGCAAAGTTAATCTTAGCCTGAGCAACGCTTTGTGGGTCATTCGTAAAATCTGCCATTACGGAACCTCTTCAAATTTGCTGTTTACTGTATAGTTATCATCAAATTGTTGGTTCGTTGACCAGTCCCTGCAAACAAATTTCTTGGCTACGCCGAAGGGCGTGGGAGCATTAAACCAGAAGCTTTTATATCCTTCTTTGTCGGTCAAGAAATGTATAATGGCTACCGTCTCCGCCGTTGATCTGGATTCAAATTTGAGATCGAGGGATAAAAGATTGTTATTAATTCCTTCTTTTAGTCTCTGCTCGTATCCGTTGCCGAATTTAATGGTTAAAACTTCTGGTTTTTGATTGGCTGTAAGAGAATAGGACGGAGACCAAATGAACTCGTACCGCTCTCCGCCCTCGGCCGTTGTGGACCCACCCCAATATGCAGAGCTAACCGCTGGCTCGTGCTTGTCTGCGACGGTAATCCCGTGACCCTGAATACAGTAGTAAAATTTACTGTTGTGTGTCACTATGCCATCAATAGAATACGGGGTATTTCCCGCGCTATCCCAACTACTTATGTTATAAATGGAAGCCATATACCTTTTACCCGTGTCTATTTACACTAAAATAGTGTAAATTATTATAGATTTTTTGAGGTATAAGGTAAAATGATAAGTTATTCGTACAAAGATGTAAAAATTCAGATAAAGGGCCAAGAGTTATTTTGCTCTGATATGTCTATTTCTTATGCGACCGAGTTGGTTGCGTCCTATAATCTGAAATCAACATCATCTTTTGAGTTTCACCCAGCTAAGTCCCCAGTCGGAGAGGTTAGTTTTAGTTATTATTTAACTGGGATTGATCCACTCGTTAGTCATATTGCGAGCCACAAAACCCCCATCGTTTTTAATTTAGGAGGTTATACTTTTCAGTCTGGATTTTTAAATCAATATGGTTTAAATTTATCACCAAATTCCTATGTAAAAGTGAACGCTGGGCTTAGTTTTTTTGAAAAAATAGACAATCCTTTTTCGCCGTCATCGTCTT